CTTATGCAGATGAAACTAAGAAAATGCCATGGTTTAAATTATATGGAATTGACTTATTAGAGGATTATGAATTTAATGCAATGAGTCACGACCAACAAGCTATTTTAATAAAACTATGGTGTTTAGCTAGTCAATATGATGGTTTTTTACCTGAAGACCAGGCAATTGCTTATAGGTTAAGATACCCTATAAACTTCGTAAATTCTGTAATAAAATCATTAAGTAAGTGGATAATAGAGTGTGACTATAAAAATTCTATACTAGATAGAGATAAAGATAGAGATAAAGATAAAGATATATATATGCTATCGCATAAGTCGTTTTTAGAATTTTGGGAAATATATCCAACTCGTAAAATATCAAAAGTTAAATGTGAGGAAAAGTGGCGTAATAGAAAATTGTATGAGATTAAAGATGAAATACTTGACCACATTAAAAAAATGAAAGATACTCGCAGTTGGAAAGAAGGATACGTACCAGCAACGACTACTTACATTAATCAGTCTAGGTGGAATGACCCTGTAGAAGAAACTATCAAAGTTAAAAACGCATGGGATAATGCTAAATGAAAATTGGAGAAGCGTTAGATAGATTAACAGTTAGCAAAGAAACCATTACTCAATATTTTAATAATGAATATGGTTCTAGTGAGTTCTTAGTAAAAGACAGTTCTGTGTTTGCAGAGGATGTTGTTAAATACTTTTCAGAAGAAATGTCATCTGGTAAGTCTTTAGGGTTTGTTAAGAGTGAACAAGACTTTAGAGTAAGACCATCTGAGCTTACAGTAGTAACCGGTGTCAGCTCACATGGTAAAAGTCTATGGCTTTCACAGGTTATATTAGCTCTTATGGGTCAGCAAACTAAATGTTTAATTGCTAGTTTAGAAATGAGGGCTGTACTTACTATCAGCAGAATGATTCAGCAAACTTTAAAATCTACAGACCCTACAGATGATTTTATTAGAAAATTTTGCAGTCGTGCATCTGACAAACTATGGATATACGACCAAACAGGCAGCACTACCACAGACGATATGATAGCAACATTGTATTATGGCAAACACGTTTTGGGAGTTGAAGTATTTGTTATAGACAGTCTAATGAAAATGAGTGATATATCTGAAGACAATTACGAAAAACAAAAATTGTTTATAGATAGACTTGCTACATCTTGTCGTGATTTACAAATACATATATTCTTGGTTGCACATACTCGTAAGATGGCAGATGAAACATTAGCACCGGATGCTACGCACATTTTAGGCTCAAGCCATATTCGTAATTTATGCGATAACATCCTATGTGTTTACAGATGTAAGAAGAAAGAACGTGATATTGAAAGCGGTGAAAAAACTGCTGAAGAATTAAAAGGTGTTCCTGATTGTGTGGTATATTTACAAAAACAACGTAACTATCCTGTTGAAGGCAGTTGGGGATTTTATTTTGACCAAAAAGGTTTACGCTATAAGGAGAGTCCATGATATTAGATAACTTACCAATAACACCTATTACTTCTGTTTACAATGCAGTTGAATATGTTGTAAAAAAACAAGATAAACCTAAAGAAATATTGCCATTAGAAGTAAGACAAAAGTTTGATAGATGGAAGCGTGAAGACTTTTACAAAGATGACCCTTATAAAGAAATGTGGGATAAAAATTGGATAAACAAATAACCATAAACGAATTTATTAAACTTTGTAAAAAGCTATTCGGGGATAACATAGAATACAAAGCAACTTCTAAAGACGGACAAGTATTTAAAACGAAAGGATGGAGAGATGATAAAGTGGGCATTAACCAAAGACAACTTACCTCAGCTTATAGAGAAGCTAAAAAATCTTGACTTTACTAAACGCTGGCGTGTAACAGTAACAGACGCTAAACTTAACCGTAGCTTAGAACAAAACGAAAGACTATGGGAATTGTATACAAGCATAGGTCAGCATCTTGGCATTGAAAAAGACAAGATACATGAACTTATGGGATATAAATTTTTACGATACCAAACTGAAATAGCAGGTATGCCTGTAGAACTTATAAAGTCAACAACTAAACTAACCACAAGTGAAATGACAGAATACCAACAGCAGATAGAAGTATGGGGTCAGACTATGGGTTGGGGTTGGGATTATTAGTGGATGAAGATTTAGGTAATGTAAGACTAGCCACATTAGAAGACTTGCCTTATGTTATTAGTTTAAGTAAAAAAGAAAGTAGTTCATTAGGGTTTATTCCTAAAATGGCTTATGAAGCAGCAATAACAGGCATTAAAACTGGTGATAGATGGAGTAATGTTTGTAACGATAAATTGTTTATAATAGAATGTAATAAAGATTTAGTAGGGTTTTGTTTGTGTAGTTTTGGATTGCCGCATGCAAATATGAGAATAGGTCGTATAGCTCAAATATGTATTCAAACAGACGCAAGAAAATTATTAAGAGGTAAATTATTGCTTGACTATGTTATTACTTATGGTGAAACAAAGTTTACTTTTAGATGGCAATGCGGTTGTGCAGATGATTTAGAAAGTAATGTTTTTTGGAAAGCAATGGGTTGGGTTCATATTGCAGATAGACAAGGAATATCTCACAAGAATACTTGGAAACAAACAAGCAAACGAAAGGTCAATGTGTATAGATTTGATAAAATGGATTTTTTATTAGTATGAACTATAGAAACCCTAAACTTTTAAAGTTAGCAGATGGCGCACCATGTATGATGTGTTCTATGCAAGACGGAACTGTAGTATCTGCACACTCTAATCAACTACGTGATGGCAAAGGAACAGGCATTAAGGGACACGATTATCGTATAGCTTTCTTATGTCACCAATGCCACCACATGATAGATAATGATAAGATGTTAGATAAACATGATAGAATAGCAGCATGGGAAGAAGCACACCGTAAAACTATAGGCTGGTTATTTACTAACGGACATTTGGAGGTAAAATGATTAATTTATTACATGGTGATTGCCTTGAATTAATGAAAACTATACCTGATAAAAGTATAGATTTAGTATTGACAGACCCACCTTATGGCATTAATTTAAAATATGACCAATATGAAGATAGTGAAAATAATTGGTATGATTTAATGAATAAAGTTTTACCTGAAATTATCCGTATATCAAAAATGGCAATTTTACCTTCATGCCAAATTAAAAGATTGGAATGGATATATAAAAATTATCCACCAAATTGGTTGATGTGTTGGTATAAGGGTTCTACTGGTCATGCTTCTTATATTGGATTTAATGATTGGGAACCTCATTTAGTTTATGGTAGAAGATTAAACAATCAATATATGCACGATTACTTTCAGTCAAAACCATCCCCTAAATTAAATACATTTGGTCATCCATGTCCAAAACCAATTGAATGGGCTGAATGGATTATTACTAGGGTTGCAAGAAACGATAAAATTACAATATTAGATTGTTTTATGGGAAGTGGAACAACAGGAGTTGTAGCTAAACAACTATGTCATAATTACATTGGAATGGAATTAAGTAAAAAGTATTTTGATATAGCAACAGAAAGGATAAACAATGGGTAAAGGTTCAGCACCAAGACCATATAGCGTAGACTCAGATACATTTGAAAGTAATTGGGATAAGATATTTAAAAAAGAAAACATTAATTTAACTGAAGAAGAGTTAGCTAATGTTCTTATTATAGAAGATATTGTTAAGCATCACCGTAAAAAACAAAATAGTGATGATGTATCACCACACGCTTATGAATACGAACTAAATAAGTCTACCGGTGATGTAGAGAAAAGATTTAAAGACGGAACATCTAAACCTAACGAAAGTCAATTTGATGGCAACTAGCCCAACGCAGTTAAGTCTTAAAAAATTACGAGAAGAAGGATACACAGTAGCAGTAGTAGAACATTGGAATAGTTTTGCAAGAATAAGACAGGACTTGTTTGGCTTTATAGACCTACTAGCTTTAAAAGGTAAAGAAGTATTAGCGGTACAAACAACGTCAGCAAGTAACATGAGTGCTAGATGTAAAAAGATAGCAGACCATGAAAACGTAGGTGCAGTTCGTGAAGCTGGTTGGTCTATTCATGTGCATGGTTGGCATCAAGACGATAAGAAAAAGTGGCATTGTAAAATTAAGGATGTATCGTGAATACCAGAGATAAAATACTAGCTTACCTTACAGAGCCTAAAGCTATAAAAGATATAGCAGCACATGTAGATGGCAATTACAATACTATTAAAAACTTGCTTGTCACCATGAAGATGGAAGGTGATATACACGCATTCAAAGAT